ATGTCGACGGATGGTTGCTCGTGGGTGCCGATGGTCTGGCGATACATCGGGATGGTGTGCCCGGGTGGGTGGTGACCCATGTCGCGTCGGGGATGCGCCTCCCGAGGGAATTTCGGACGCGTGCCGATGCTGTCGCCGCTGTCGGTGTTCTTCTTGAATTGTGCCCGGATGCGCTCGAGATTATGGGCCGGATCGTGTCGCGGTTCCCGATGCGTGACGGGATTCGCCGGATTCGGGAGGCGTGGATCGTTGCGTCTTCGGGTGACGCTCGAGCGACAGCCTACGCGCGGATCCGTGCCGACATCGCACGCCATTTCGGGGGTTCGTGGGATGCCGCCGCGACGCGTGTCCTCGCAGACCTAGGGGAAGCTGCCGATGGGTGGACGTATTCGGGGGATGTCCTGTCGTGCCCGTGTGGGCACACGGTGGAAGACGACGGTCGGTGTCCCCACGGGCACGTGTCGCCGTTCCGTGCTGCTGGTCTGGTGTGAGGGGGTGGGTGTGATGGTGACGGTCTACGTGTGGGTGTTTGTGGTCGGGTTGTTTGCTGTGCCGGCCCTGCTGCTGGCGGGTTTCGGTTGGGCGCTCGAGCGTCCGGGGATCACGGATCGGGGGATCACTAGCACGGTGGTCGGGTTCGGGGTCCTGGCGCTGACGTTCGTGACGTTGTGGGCATGGATCCTGCCCACCCCGGGCGAGATTGTCGGGGGTGCGTGATGGCAGATATCGGAGCGTCGTGGGATCCGATCACGGGCACCGTGTCCGTGGATCCGTGCCCGGATTGTGGCGCGGGTAGTGGGGTGCCGTGTGCGTGGGCATGCTCGAGCAATTGGGATCCCGAGGGGGTGTCGTCGTGAAGGGCTCGAGGATTAGTAGGGACGGGACGGTGCTGCACTACGGGTCGCCAGGATTCGACGGTCAGTGTGACTATGAGGGGTGCCGTGGGCACGTCCGCACGGGCCGCTACTGCTGGTCACACGCACGGGGGAGGGGGTGAGCTGATGTCGCGCAGACGTACCCCGAGGCAGGTGCTGGGGCCGACGGAGACATGGGTCCGGGTGGCTCCGGGCTGGTATAAGCATCACGGGACTGGCTACCGGGTCACCCGGGTGGGCAGGTTGTGGCACGTCTGGGGCGGGTACTGGGACGGTGCTGCTTTCGAGTCCCTGTGGGCAGCTCAGACCAGCGTGGAGGGGGCAGGCCGGCTGGGGAATTACCGGGTGGGTTCGCAGGACTAGCACGATGTCGGAGTGTCGGTATATGTTGCATGCAATATGTGACTATAGTTATGTGACCGGGAGGGGGTGAACAGAATGAACCAGCTTCAAACGCGCATCAATGACATTCAGGTGATGGTGAATGACCTGATCAATGACGGACTGATCGACGGTGTCGATGGCCTCGAGTCGGCGCTCCAGGCGACGGATCACGCGCTTAGTGCCGCATTCAATCTGATCGATTAGTTCTGGCTCCATCATCCCCGGGGGTTGAGTCCCGTACCCCCTCGAGATTCCCTCCGGGGGTGGTGGTGGCAGCACTAGCACGAGCTGGAAGGAATGCGGATGGTTTTTGAAAGGGTTGTGGCGACGCTCATCGAGCGGCCCCCGGATGGGTTCATGGTGACGTTCACCGATTCTGATGGTGCCCCGGACACGATTGTGTCGTGGTTCGCGCATGACATGGACGGTGCGTTGGATTGGGTGGAGACGGTGGTGAAGCAGTCCCTGCTGCTTGTGGCACCACTAGCCCAGGATGGTGCCTACTCGGTGTCGGTACTCGAGGACGAGGCATGACTAGCAGGGGGAAGCCGGCCTTGTTCGGCTGGTGCCTGGATGACTTGCACGAGAAATGCATTGTGTGGTTGGTGAATTCGGATCGGCGGTGCGCCTGCACCTGCCATGACAACAAGTAGGAGAAGGTAATGGATTCGACATCGATTGAGGAATACCCGCACGTGATGGTCCCGTCGTGGACTCCGGCGGTTCAGCCCGAGGTTGCGCCCGTGGTGGATGAGGCACCAGCCCCTACCCCCGCCACTGGCACCACTAGCAAGGTGGATTCGCGTGCGATTCGTGCCTGGGCGAGGAGCCAGGGCATCGAGGTGGGTGCCCGTGGGCGCATTAAGCCTGAGGTGATTGCAAGGTATACCGAGGCGATGCAGTAATGCGCTACCCGGCATTCGACGGCACGCAACAGTGCGCGTCCATCGGCACGAGCTTGTTCTACCCGGACAACCCGTCGAACGTGACGGTGATGGAGAAGCAGATCATTCACCAGACCTGCTACTCGTGCCGTATCCAGTCGCAGTGCCTGGAATGGGGGCTGCGACATGAGGAGTACGGGTATTGGGGTGGGTTGTCACCGAATCAGCGGCGTGAGCTGCGACGGAAGGTGGGGATCCGGCTCGAGGTGGTGCCGGTGACGGCGTATGTGGGGCTTCAGAACGTGAAGCAGGCGTCGTGATCTGCCCCCATTGCCGAGCAGGCGGTGACCTGAACAGCATGGGTGACAGGTTTGGTGCTACCCAGGCGCATCTGCGCTGCACGGACCTGAATTGTTCGTGCCAGCACGATGTGGGTGACAGGTGGGTGCGTGTCTAAGCCCGTGAAGGTGGCCTTCAATGAGATCCCTGACGGCCCGGACTATTCGTGGGCCGGTCCGCAGCACACGTGCTTGTGTGGCAACGACACGCTCGCTGTTGCTGCCCGTTTCGATGACAACAGGATCAGCTTCTATTTCTTGGATGCGAGGTGTTTGAGTTGCGGATCCTATTTAACCGTGCCGACCGAAGCAGACGACGAGCCATGCACGGCGTGATCGGCACAGGGGATTCCTCGAATCGCATGTGGTGGAACCTGGGTGCCCGTGCCATGAAGGATCACATGCTGCGGGAGTTCACCTCGTGGGCGATCTCATGCCCGAACAAGGAAACCGCTGACGACCTGTGGGATTTCATCATCAAGGCGAGGGAGGTGAACGTTGACTTCGACACTCACGCCTGAAGAGAAGCAGCTCTTGAACTATCAGGAGGCGGTGATCTATTCGATGATCGCCGACCAGTACGACCGTGAAGACCCGGACGATTTCTAGATTGGAGTGATTGCAATGAGTGTCAAGAGTGACGCGTCCATTGGCGTGTATCTGGATGCGGAGAAGGCGACCGTGCGGGATGTGCGTGACTGGTTAGCCGAGGTGAACCGGCTGAACATCCCTGACAGTGCCCCGCTGGACGAGTGTGTCCTGTCCCTGTACCACCGCAGTCAGGTCCTCGAGTCTGTCCTCACGGAGTCATCTCTGGGTGTTGAGGGTTGGGACATCCTCGTGGGATTGTCACGTGTTTGAGGATTGCTTCTGGTGTGCAGGCTCCCTCAACAACGAGGGGGTCTGCACATCGTGCGCTTCAGTCTTCCCAGTCTTCCCAAACATCCATCGGCTGCTGCCTGAAAGCCGCGATGATCGTGCCGACAGTCCAACCAGCGAGCAACCCAAGCACACCTAAACCAGCCAAGACAGGCACAACCCACCAAGACATGCGATCTCCTAAACCCACGGTGGTTCGCCACCGAGCTTGTCTGACAGTTTCCTGAGCGCATTCCTGACACGACGCCGGATCGTGGACTCGTGAGCCTGGTAGGTGGCTGCGAGGATCTGCACATCCATCCCGCCATCAGCGAACCGGGCCTGCAATAGTTCCTGATCCTCTTCGGTGAGTGAATCGAGAGCGAACTTCACATCGACCAGCATCGCCAGCCGAGTGTTGCCCTCACCGGGACGTGACTGTGTACGTCCGTCCGTGTCATCCTCGAACGTGTTGAGGATCCAGTTGTCGTAGTCGTACACGTCGGGAAGCAGCTCGTGCAGGATCGCTTCGGAGTAGAACGCGTGGTCTTGCACCTGGGTGCGGGTGAGGATGGCTCGTTCCTTGGTTGCCCAGCGCATGCCGGCCCGGTAGAGGGCCGTGCCCAGCTTCCCTGTCCCGACCTTTCCTTCTTCCCGCCAGCGGGACAACTTGTCCGGGTGTGCAGCCATCCACAGGTACATCTCGGATCGGATGTCATCGAACTCGAGCAGGAAGCGTTGATTCCTGTGGACTCGTTTCGCTACACCATTGGCGATACGGATTTCCGTATCGGTGACCGTGGCTTCGGCTACCGCCATGAGTACTGCACCCCCTCGAACACGAAAGACTTGTTCATAATCGGGATGGGTTGGGGGATGACGGTCTGACCGTCCACGTACACGACTGCCCAGCCCTGCTGCCAGTTGTGGGTCTTCGTGTACTGCATGCCGGGCGAGCGCATGTCTACGAGGTTCCCGACCTCCATACCCCACAGGGTGCGGGTCTGGACCCCGTTGATAGCAAATGTTACCGGTTGATAGCCCTGGCGGTGAGTGTGCCCGATCACGCAATTCATGCCTGTGCGCCGAACCAGCCCTGCTGAAGTTGAGCCGGCAACCTGCACCACACCAGCCTCGTCACCATGCATGAGCAGGGTGTTCGGGGCCATCTTGAAAGCCTTCTTGTGATACGTGATTCCCAATTCGGGGAGGCGTAGGAAGTTCTCCAACTCCAATTCGGGGGCACCGAGCAGGCCCGGAAGCCTGCGCGTGATCGACAACCACAACCGATCACAATGGTTCGATCTCGAGATGTGCTGCACCTGAAGATCCTTGAGGATCTGATGCGTGAGATCCCGATCCTTGCCGATGCTGCGTTCCCACTCCAACTCCGTGCCCTGCGCGTACTTGCTGATGGTCTGAAAATCCATCTCGTCACCGACGCTGACGACCATGTCGTCCTTGGTTTTCGTGTCGGCGATGCATTGGGCTACAGCATCGACAGCTTTACGGTCGCAGTACGGTACTTGCAAATCACTGATGGTGTAGATTCGGCGCATAGTTTCGTGTCTCCAAAGATTATGAGTCGCGCTCTGTCAAAACTGGCACGGTTAGTGCCGCCACTCCATGATGGAAGAAAACTGCATACGCCCCCTCTCCGTCTGAGAGGTACACGAACCCGTGCTGCTCGAGTCGTTTCGCGATCTCAACGATGGACACCTGCGCCATCTTGATCACATGCCCACTGACCAGATGCACGTTAACGATGGGATCCACCATCTCCGACACGTCAGGGAAGTCCGAGCTATCCATCAATGCACGCATCCAGGCACAGCAGGTAGCCAATTGCGTCGGTAAGATTGTCGGCCTTGTGGGCGTGGATCTCTCGAGCGATCTTGATTTGCACAGAACACAACGCCACCTGCTGCGGGGTCACCCGAACACCTAGGATGGGGGACCACAGGTCCGCGATCCGTTGAAAGTTCACGGACGGATGGTCATAGGCGGCTTGCCTGTCACCCGTGACCAGGCGCACAGCCTCGGTCGCCAGCTCAGCATTAATGGGCTTCATCGTTTCGGTGGTGGCACGAACACGGTGACCAGATACCTGACCTTGTCCACCTTCACAACACTCAAACCCATCTCTTGCAATTGCCTGAGTAGCAGTTCCCAGTCCTGAGGGAGCATTCACACCATCACCATTTCGATCACGGCCTGACGGCCTGCCGACACATACACGTCATTCACGTCCATACCTGGGGGCATCGACACCGCCACAGCCGTATCGACCTCTTTGCACACGGTCTTCCCGAATTGGCGACCAGCCTCATCCCCGTCGCACATCACGATGACCCGGTTGTAGTCAGCCATCAGCAGTTTGAAATGGTTCGCCCAATTGTTCGCACCAGGCACACCAACCGTAGGCAGGCCACACATGGCTGAAGCAGTGATGCAGTCAGCCTCACCCTCCGTCACATACAGGGTTGGGGACTCGATGAGGAGATCCTTCACGTTGAAGAGCTTCGTCTTCGCGCCTGGACGTGACAGGTACTTCGGGCCGTCAGGGGTGAGAGATCGGTAGCGGATGTCCACGACACCAGCGGGTGTCAGGTAGGGGATGGCGAGCCTGCCGGTGTAGTCGCTGTCGCCAGCATGTTCACCGCTCACGTAGCCGAGCCGGAACGTAGTCGCCGCCTCGTGACTGAAACCTCTTGCCTTCAGATACGGGGCGACCTGTTCCAGATCCAGTTGATACCGGGTGACTGTCTCCTCCAGTAATCTCCTCGCAGCGTCGGTAAGCTTCACGCCACCCACACCCCTCGTACTCTTTTACAACAGCAACCAGATCCCCTTTGAAACCGCAACTGAAACACGTGATACCCCCGGTGTCGTTGGACACGCGACACGACGGCGTCTTGTCCGGGTGAAAGCCACACCGCACTGTTTGCCATCCGCGTTTCGGTGTCGGTAACTGCCATCCGTACTTCGTTAACACCGCCCATAGGTCACCGCTTCTGTATGAATAGGAGGAGTTCT